GAACAAAGAAAAGGCACAATTACTAATGCCTGCATAAGATATTTTATTGCTCTATCTAAGGCGGTATAAGCGGATTTGCTTGTATCGCCTTTATTCATTACTATCAAAAGCACAAAAAGCCTTCTATGCAAAAAATAAATATGCAAATTCCCAGTTAAATATATTTGTTGATTAAATATTTTTAGTATCTTTGCGCCAAAAGTAGTAAAGATATGAACATCGAAGAAATTCTCAAAAAAGCTGATACTATCAGCCAAAAAATAGAAGAGCTACGCCGAAGAACTATCAAGGTCCCTTCGTGGAGTTACCTTTTGAGCCTTTATGAGCCAGAGAGTCATAAGGTAATGACAGACACCGTAAATCTTCGAGATAAAGATAATGGTGAAAAATCGTCTCGTATTGCAGTTGCTCTTGAAAAGCTGCTTACGAAAAGAATAACAGAATTTACCTTCTCTATACCTGTTAAGAGAAAGTACAACACCCCTGATAATGACATTCAGAGGGAAATCCAAAAAGCGTTAGAAAGAATCTACGATTGTGCTCATATTGACAATATGAACTACAAGCGTGGACTAGCATATTACGCAAGCTGCGAAATCTTCTCTATTTGGTATTCTGTCAAGAAGCCAAACTCTCAATATGGCTTTGAGTCAAACTACAAATTGAAGTGCAAAACCTTCTCCCCTATGGACGGAGTAAGAATGTACCCTATCATTGATGAGTATGATGATATGCAAGCTATGTCGTTTGAATACGATAAGATTGTGTCAGATAAAGAGACAATAACATTCTTTGAGACCTTCACTGAAAACTATCATTACATTTGGAAGAAAAGCAATCTCGGAGAAATGTGGGAGGAAGTAACTGCACAGGTTGATGAGGATGGGAACACTAAGAGTGGCGAGGAAATCATCATTCATAAGATTCCTGGAGCATACCTGCATCGTCCTCATGCTATCTACGAGGGGCTTGATAATATCCGAAGTGAGTTCGAGTACAATATCAGCCGCAATAGTAATGTGATTGCATATAATGCTGCACCTATCGCAAAAGTCAAGGGAGGTATAATCGGAGAGGAGAAGAAGGGGCAAGGCTTCCGTATCTGGAGAGTTGAGAATGATGGTGATATATCTTACGTATCTTGGGACCAATCACAAGAAGCGGTCAGCGGTCAAAACAAAACCCTTCTCAACTTATACTGGATGCTTTCGCAAATGCCGGATATTAGTTTTGAGAATATGAAATCTCTTGGCAATATTGGCTACGATGCGAGACAGACTTTGCTCACCGATGCACATCTGAAGGTTCGTATGGAGTCTGGAGCTTTCAAGGAGTTCTTTGAACGAGAGTTTAATGTAATCAAGGCATTCTTGAAGGTAATGAATCCAAAATGGGAAAAAGAGATAGATAACGTCACCTGCGAACACGTCATCACTCCTTACATACCTAAGGATGAGAGCTATGACATCACCATCAGACAAAAGGCAAATGGTGGAAAGCCAGTAGAAAGTCAGCTCGAATCCATCATTAAGCTTGGACAGTCGCAAGACCCTCAGCGGACAATGGAGGATATTCAGAAGGATGAACTTAAAGCGGCAGCAGTACAGCAGTCTGCTTTTGCAATGAGCGAACAAACAATATAAACACAATAAACTGTACAAGTAATGAAGAAGAAAATTGCAATATGGCTATTTAAGTTAGCTAGAAGACTCTATCCTATCAGTGTAACAGTTTTCGAACAGAAAGAAATTCTAGAGCCAAAGGTATGCGCTAAGGCTTATAGCATTGACAAGAATTACATTCGCCATTACAAGCGAGACCATCACATCAAGTCTATGAGAGAAGCCCTTCGTGAGATAACAAAGGAAACCATCGTACAGGCAAAGAAAGATGTACTCAACACTATCGAATCCAAGATTATGAAGCAGAGAGTATATCAGAAGGATGGTAAGACGATTGTAGAGGTAAAAGTTAATTGTTATGTCTCCAAAGAGGAAGGATAAACCTATTCCAAAAGAACCTCAGTTCTGCAATTTATGTGCCCACGTTACCAATCCACGTAATCTTAGTGTTACAGGAGAGCCAACGTTGGGCACTTGTCCTTATGAGGAGACAGCTATCCTCTATCAAAGGGAATGTGTAAACGAGCATTATAAGCCGAAATAAATGAGACCAAAAATTCCCAATCAAAAGAAAGCATACGAAGCCCTGAACAGACGCTTAGTTAATTACGTAGCACAAGTTCAGAGTATTTATGATAGAATTGCCAGCCAAGTAGCTACGGCTATAGATGGTGTTAGTTATGATGGTTCTACGGAGTTCTTGTTTGCGGACTACCCAGAATTAAAACAAACCATCAATGGCATTATGACTAGTTATGCTGCACAGATGAATAACCTCATCTATGCAGGAACCACCAAGGAGTGGAAAGAAAGCAACATCATGCAGGACCTACTTGCAAGAAAGGTGCTTCGTGCTTATGATTTTGAGAAGGGCGGTGATAAGTACAATAGGTATTTCCAACCTAATTCAGATGCCTTGAAGGCTTTCCAAGATAGAGCGGACAATGGGCTAAAACTCTCTCAGAAGATATGGTATCAGTCGCAAGCCTTGAAAAAGGAGCTAGAACATACCATATCAACCGCAGTAGAAAGAGGGCAATCAGCTGTTGTTCTCAGTAAGCAAATCAGTAAGTATTTGACCGACTACCCATCATTAAAGGCTGACTATACTGAAAAGTTCGGGAAAGCATCCACCTGTAGTAATTGCCAGTATGCTTCCATACGTTTGGCAAGAACTGAGATAAACATGGCTTACCGAAAGGCAGAGCAGACGCGTTGGCAACAATTCGACTTCATCCTAGGTTATGAGGTGAAGTTGAGTAAACGCCATCCTGCACCAGACATCTGTGATGATTTGTTGGGAATATATCCAAAAGATTTTGTGTTCTTAGGTTGGCATCCTAACTGCATGTGCTATGTTGTGCCTATAGTGATGAGTGATGAAGAGTACTATGGTTCTCCTTCCATTCGTAAGTCAGCTATGATTACTCGTACACCGAAGAACTTCAATGATTGGGTACGCAATAACCGTAGTCGAATCGGGAAAGCTGAAACACTTCCATACTTCTTGAATGATAACAGAAAATATTGGCATCTATCCATCGAGGACGCGGCTAAGTATCGCCATGCAGACAGAGATGAAAAAGCCATAAAGCTTGCTTGGAAGAATAGAGACCTACTCAAATACAATATAGATGTAGATAATTCAGATATAGCTTCATTAAGACGAAATGCCAAAGCCTATGATGTTGACATATCAAGCTTTGAAAAATTCATAGCTACACATCAGTTTAAAGAGAACTTCGGAATGATGACTGATAGTGAACGTTCTGTGTTGTCAGATATGTTCGATAAGTATAATGATAAGGTTTTCCAAGCTGTTAAGTCTTTCAATAGGTCAAAGAAAAGTTATCTGTCTAAGTTTGATTATAGTTATGATTTCGGTGATTGGAGGGATAGTGTAACTAAAAAGTTTGCAAATATCACTCCTACACAATTCGAACCAGTGAGCAAGATAAAACCAAAGCTGAAGGCTACCTATGACGAAGCTCGTAAGGAACTGCACGACCTTCGCACAATTCCGTTGAAACCAAAGAAGCTCATAGAAGATTTCGATCCTTGGGAATTAGAGATTGCTTTAGACGACCAGGAAGCAGTAATGGCAGGAAAGAAGCTCATGCAAAATCTGTATGGACCAAACATTGATTACGTTGTTTCTTGGAGAAGAGTTATGTCGGCTTACAAATCAGAAGGCTGGGGTAAGGCTTATGAGGTCTTTCTTGATGAGTATCATAACGGATTGATGGAAGTAATGGAAGCGGCAACACATTTAAACGAATTGAGAACGGCAGATTTGAGTATTATTCCGACAAAATGGATTCCTCGCTTCAATGACTACATCAAGACTATAGAAACTGCAAGGATTGATGTCCGAGGTTATGAAAGAGTTTATCGTGAGATAGAGGGTGCGTACAACATCTACAAACTGGCTTCGGACAAAGATTTGATAGCGTATGGCTTAGAAAAGTTATCCTTCAACACTCCTCATACCATCGTGGAAGGCTTTAGAGGTATTGGGATGAGTCCTACTAAATGGCTAGGAAAGAAAGAGTTCTACGATAGCTTTGACAAGTTTGTTCCTTGTATCAGCCTCAGCGGAAACCAAGCCTATTATTGGGGCAAATATCAGCATGTTAGAATAGACTTCGATGGGCATAAGGGAAGATTCGCAAAATCGGAATGGTATCGCAAGGGGCTCCAATATCACGAATACGGACACACTAAAGCCGCATTGCAAGGTAATTGGGAAAATAGTAAAGACTTCAAAGACCTGTTCAAGAAATTTTATGATGATTATAATCAACCATCGAATTTCCATCAAGATAGCAGTGGGAAGACAAGATGGAATATTGAAGAAAAATATTGGGAGGTAAAATACAAGTATGGTGACCCAAAGAAGGATGTTGATGAGCTATTCGGAGCGATAACCGATACTCTTCAAGCTTTAAGCAAAGATAAGTCTAGGATAGATAGATTTGGGCACGATTGGGACTATTTTGCTAATAGCGAGTTCTCATGTATAACGGAGATTATAGCTCACCTAAGCGAAAATTATTGGTCTCACAATAAGTATTTCAAAATGGCATTACCAAGGCTTTTTAACGAAGCTATGGCTCTATACAAGAAGTTTTATAAGGCTAACTTACCAACCAAAAGATAGGTAGTAGAATTAAGGTTCTACTACCCATCCTACTTTGTTTTCTAAAGGTCCAACAGCTGATTCGTTATCTACGTAATAGAGTTTGAAATCTTGACCTGTCTTTAAAGCTTTTCGCACAGATGCCATGATCGTCGCTTTGCTTATGCCTTTATAATTGCAATCTCTAATTGCACTTAGCACGGCACACTTTTGACCGATGTAAATGTCTGTTCCTTTGTAGTAATTAACTACTTGTTCGTCTGTAAGTTCGTCCACGGACTTAACAGAACATTGTTTTAGATATTCCTGTATGTTCATGATGCAAAGATAGTAAAAGTTTTCTAAGTTACAACACTTCTGATTAAAAAGTATTCAAAAGTTAGCAAATACAAAATATCTAAGTATCTAAGTATCAATAAGTTAAACAAAGTTAGCAAAAAGTATCTTATGCTCAAAACGCTTGGTCAAAAGTAAAAAAATGACTACCTTTACACCATCAAAAATAAATAATAACAATTAAAAGAATAGGAGATAAGAGCAATGAAACAATTAGAAAATATTAAGGTTGGAGACAAGATTATTGTTCACTATGTATTTGAAGAACGTGTAGAAACGGTCAGCAAAGTAACCAAGACTCTCATTATTGTTGGCGATTGTCGATTTAATAAAAATAATGGGTTTACTCATGGAAGAAGAGGTTACAATTTTCCTTATATCGTTCGAGTAATGTAGAAGAGAAACATCTCCATATTTATACAAGTAATCATGACACAGCAAGAATTTGAGCAGCGAGTAGGAATGTCGGTCAATGCTACCGAATACGCTTCCATCGAGAATGTATATATGGCTAGTGACCTAGATAAGGATGCTTTCTGTACCCTTTGGAAGAAGATGAATTTCCAAAGAGTTGCAAGAGCAAGAGAAGAGCAAGCAACTAAGTTGAAGGAACAAAAGAAGAAGGAACAGATATTTCGTATATTGAACAATTCATGCAATATAAATGATTTATTTACGCTAGCTGATAACTTCTACAATAAAAGAGAAAAAGCTGTACTAGAAAGTATAGGAATCCACATGCAGGAAGAAAGAAATGGCATTCCATACTTTGTAAGCGTAGCATCAGTATTAGCTGATTTACACGAGTATTTGAATATCGCATAATAAGGTAATGGTAGGGTTAACCACCCTACCACAAAATGATAAGAGCAATGAATACTATAAAGACGTTTATTCCATCAGAGTCAGTTGACGCATTTAAAAAGTTTGCGGAGAAGACAAAGCGTAATGTTGAAGGTTTCGACTACACAATTAGTAACCCACGTAAAAAGTTATTCCGTCACGCAGAAGTAGAAGACGGTCATACTATCATTGGTAAGTATTGGCACGCCATCTGTGACCTCACCATCAATATGCCAGACGAAAGCAATTGGAGATTGCTGGCAACCTACAAGAATGGTGCGTTTATCCCTGCTGATACTACCAAGGAGTTGGTATTCAAGATTAAGGAGCATGGAGCCGATTACGGCAAATGCGACCTATGTGGACATTGGTGTAACAACGCATACGTAATCGAGAATACGCAAACTGGCGATGAACTGCAAGTAGGTTGCGAGTGCATAAAGAAGTTCGGATTGAAGTACATTGACTTCCTCTCAGACTTCACACGCAAACTTTATGAGACCTACGACCACACCATCAGATATGCCACCGATGATGACTACGGAGACCCTATTCCAATATGGGGTGGTCCTAAGGATAGCAGATATACGGATGCAATCTTGAAGAATGATATGATCGCCATGTGTAAAGCACAGTATGACAAATGCCCAGTTTACAGGAAAGGTTACTATGCAGATGGCTACTATCATCCATCAGAAACAATCGCTGAATTAGAAGGATTAAGATATTCTAAGAAGTTTATTGTTGACACCTCATACATTACTAAGGTCTGTGATTTTGCGCTCTCTAAAGAGCCTAAATCTCAATTCGAGGTTGAAATGCAGAAGGTGGCTAAAGATTACTACACTTTCTCAGAGCAATTCGTTTATGCTTTCTTCCTAGTGAAAAACTACGAGGATAGTTTGAAAGGTGGTATTGACGCTATCAAAAAAGGTATGCAAGTCAAGGTAGTTGGTAAAGTCATTCAACAGCGCACAGAGCAGTCTTATTACGGAGAAATGACCACAAACACCATCATCACTAAAAACGGAATAGTTTGCGAGAGGGTTGGCAAAATACCAATTGCCCAAAAAGATGGCGATAAGACTACTGGGTTCTACGCTATCGTGAAGGGTGTAATCAACGGAAAGGTTTGTCTCGATAGAGCAACCAAGAATCCAAAGAAGGGAATCGAAGTAATTGAGATTTAGTTATGAGCGCATTCAATATCAACACCTATTATGGCTGTGAAACTTGCGAAGCAGCTGACAAATATGGTAATGGTTGCAAGCATGGTCTGTTATTCCCTGTCCTGCTTGTAATGGCTAATTAAAGGGAATGCCCAAATTATAGATTTCAAAGAAAGGATTGAGATATGAAGATATACAAATTAATATGGTATCTCTACATGGAGGACCAACTTAAAGAAACCCTCATCACCGACAAGGATGTAGCAGAAGTACGCTATCAAGACCTCAAAAAGGCTCTTTATCGTGGATGCTGGTTATCCCTCTCAGAATTAGTAGAAAACGAAGACCACGTATTAGTGGAAGATGAAGGTCTTCATTATAGCGATATTTAAAAATTAGAGCAATGGAACAGAAGTTAATAGATTTGATTATCAGAATTGGACAAAACAAGGGTTGGACGGTAGATTTCGCTGCCCTTAACAACAAACATGTTGATGTATATTTCCAGCGTTATTCTCCTGCAGGTCAAGATTTCTACATGGCGATTGAAATCGTTGATAATGACCCGAAAGTGTTTTTGAAGAACCTTGCCAACTACTGCAAGGACTTCTACCCAGATGGTGAAGCCTTAAAATGGTGTGACGAATGGGGTTATGGAAAAAATGGGGCACCAAAACGTTTGAAGGATATTATTATTGATTTCGAGGAAATCGAAGAAGAAATCAAAGAGCTCCTAGAGGTGTTCAATCTACGAATAGAGGAACTAGAGAAAGCCGCCATCCGTAAGGTAAAAGTGCAAATAACTGAACACCTGCAAAAGGTGGTAGAGGTTGATGCCATCAGTGGCAGTGACGCTTGCGAGAAAGTCGAAGAAATGGTTAATGGATCAGAAATAGTCTTGGCTGCAGACGATTTCACAACAAGGAACATTGAGCCTTATGAAGATGAGTAAAACGGCACAAGTTATTCAGTATCTAAAGGATGGGGATTTGCGTTCTGCACTCTCCATCCTCAAAACATTTCGCTACGATTTCACTAGGGAAGAACGTAGAACCATACAGATAGCTTATGAGTCTATGACTGGCAAGGCTAAGTTCTATGAGAGCTTGGGTATCAACACCCAAATGGAGATACAGAAGGCTCAAAAGTTAGCAATCTTAAAACACCTAAGTATTTGAGTATCAATAAGTTAAACAAAGTTAGTAAAAAGTATTTTAAGCCTTAAACGCTTGGTCAAAAGTAAAAAAATGACTACCTTTACACCATCAAAAATAAATAATAACAATTTAAAAGATAAGAGCAATGAAACAGCAAAGAACAAAGAAAACATCAAGTAAGAAGTACATACTTACTGACGAAACCATCGAGTATTATGGTTTTACCCTTCACTGCATCCAAGCCATCATAGATTTCTCAGATGTCAAAGCAGGAGATTTCGGTGGATGGATTGAGAATGAAGATAATCTATCTCAATCAGGTAATGCATGGGTATATGACAATGCTAAAGTTTATAATAATGGTAAGGTTGAAGGCAATGCTAAGGTTTTTGGAAATGCTGAGATTCTAAGCAAAGCTAAAGTTTATGACAATGCTAAAGTCTATGGCAACGCTGAGGTCTTTTTCGGAGCTAGTGTTTATGGCAACGCTGAGGTCTATGGTAAAGCATGGGTTTTAGCTAGAGTTTTTGGTAATGCTAAAGTTTATGATAACGCTAAAATTATTTGCGATGCTCAGGTTGGCGGCTACGCTAAAGTCTACGGTAAAGCTAAAATCACTGATAAAGCAAGGGTTGGTGGCAACGCTGAGGTTGGTGGTAACTCAATTATTTGCTAATTTGCCGAGATACATCTTTCTCACCTACTCCACTAAAGGGTAGGTGATAACGAATATCCTAAAGAAGTTTCTTAAGAAAATGTACGCTTGAAAATAATTTCTCACTTTTTTTCGAGAATCTATTTGTTGATTAAATAATTTTATCTATCTTTGTAAAAAGTTACAAAAGAAATGAAGATTTATACATCATACTTTTCAAATGGAGCTAAGTTGGCAAAAGCAGGCGTTATGATGGTCGGCATAGCTCTCTACCCACCAAAATGGTTTACAGGATTGTCAAACAAGTACGTGTCACCATCATGGGACATTCTTCATAACTCCAAATCGGAAGAAGATTACGTACAACGTTTTAATTCTGAGATATTGGCTCATCGGGACCCAAAAGCATTTCTCTCCGCAATAGAGAAGATGGCAAACGGAAAAGATGTAGCTCTATGTTGCTTCGAAAAGCCAGATGAGTTTTGTCATCGGCACTTAGTGGCAAAATGGCTGAATGAAAAGCTTGGATTACAGGTTGAGGAGTTTGGTGTTTCCAAAAATCCTGTTTATACGGAGCAAAGTTTGTTTTAGGCATCCCTTCTTTCAATATACCAACAAGGGTTGACGGCTCGGAAAGACGAGCATTTTTGCGTGTAGAGAATATCGTTATTATAAGCGGAGATAGCTCAGTTAGCAGAGCGCAGTGATACCATCACTGAGGTCGTTGGTGCGATTCCAATTCTCCGCTCATTTTTTTGCGGATATAGCTCAGTCGGTAAGAGCGTCACATTCCCAATGTGAAGGTCGAAGGTTCGAGTCCATCTATCCGCTCTATTTTGTAGAATTAAAATAAAAGAGCATGAAAATAGCAGTAATAGGTACAGGAAACGTTGGAGTAGCCTTTGCAGCAGACCTCTCTATTAAGGGTCACGAAGTGACGCTTCTGAAAACATCATCGTACAGATCAGATGTCTATGATAGACTTATAAAGAACAATAACAGGGTTTTTCTAAAAGAGAAATCAACTTACACGAAAACAGCAATCAAAGAGATTTCTAAAGACCTAAGTAAGGTTGCTGATGCTGAAATTGTTATTTGCACTATTCAGAGTAACTTTTATGAAAGTCTGGTAAAACGTATTCATCAACACCTTCAAAAGAAACAAATTGTAGTCTGTGTTTGTAGCTACGCATCGTCATACTATTTTAAGAAGTACTGCCAAGAGTTACCCATGCTCGTTGAAGCCACTGGTCCATATTTGGAAGGACGAGTAGAATTGAATGACAAGCAAGATGAGGTTGTCTTCCGTGTAGGTTGTAGGCTTGAAAGATGTCCTTTTGCTGCATCTCCATCGCTAAATCAAAAGGAGAAGCTGCAAAAACTGCACAATCTTAGTAATAGCTTTAAGCATGAGTATTCTGTTCTTGAATCAGCTTTACTTAATCCGAATATGGTTCTTCATACCGTAGGCTCCATTATGAGCCTATCAAGAATCGAATATTCAAAGGGAAACTTCTGCATGTATCGTGAAGCATACACTAGAAATAATAAAGCGACCTTGGATATTATGCTTAAACTTGATGAAGAGAAAAAGAAAGTTCTTAATACACTTCATCAACGACCTATAGACATCTTCAAAGCAGGTGGTTTTATAGGAGAGAATGAGTTAGAAAGCTTTTATCGTTACTCAGAATCTAGTGATAGAGCCATCAGTCCTACGTCTATTCACTCACGTTACATAACAGAAGATGTTTCAGAGGGATTGGTGTTAATGGAAAGTATTGCCATTCATATAGGCTTAGAGTTACCTGTTACATCATCCCTCATTACGCTTGCAAGTGTAGCTTTAGGGATAGACTTCCGTAAGACAGGAAGAACTATTCAGAAATTAGGTATAGAAAATGAAATAGATATGCTTCATGAAAGAAGATAGCGATATAAGAACCAGAACTTTCGGAATTGAAATCGAAATGTGCAATCTTGAAAGGGCAAAGGTAACTTTACCCGAAGGCTATTCATGGAGTAAAGAAGAAAGCATTGATAATACCGATTGTTCAAGCAACAAGCAGTTTGGTGGAGAGGTGAATACCCCTCCACTACATCTTTGTTGTCTAAAGGAATTGCACGACCTCCGTTCTGTATATGAATCGATGGTTGCTGCAGGTGGCAGATTAAAATGGAGCATCTACACACATGTACACATTTATGTCGGTGATTTGCCTGTCGATCAGGTGAAGAAAGTATTTCTGTTCTTCTATGTATGTTACCCTTATATTAAGCAGTATGCTAAAATATCAGAATGGGATGAGCTTATATCCATAGCGATGCCAACTCCTACAGAAAAGTATTATGAAGGTGTCTTGCGAGCTCAGACTTTCGAAGATATTCAGAAGTTGTTTACGAACAACTCTAACAAGGGCTTCATTCGTCATGGAGTAAATATTTCTGCGTATTTCAAGACAAGAACAATAGAGTTTAGACTTTATCATGCAACTGAAGATTTCTACCAAGCTCTATCTTGTGTTCTTTCAACATATAGGCTATTTTATTACGCTATAAGCCACGAACTGGAGGACTTTAAATCAATTACATCATACCAAAAGTTCTGTGAGGTTACAAAGCTTAAATATAAAGTCCCAGACGAATTATGTCCGCTACTCTATCAAGGAAATCCATACGACAAGGTGGAGTCGTATATGACAAAGCCTTTACCATACAATTCTGAAATGGTTTCAGCTCTGTATGATGCTGTTAAAGCTAACGGGCACAAGGAAATCTGCATAGTAAATGGCTTTATGTACTACTATGAGTTGTTCTTCCTTGATAAGATGGAGGTGTCTATATACTGCCAAGATGCCTACTGCTACCTGCTCTATATGTTGGCAAATGGTAAGACGTCACTTACATATAAGGATAAGCTAGCATGGCTGGAGGACTATAACAACCAGACACCATCAAGACAGCTAGCTTTGGCTCTTTATGCAGTGAAACTGCAAAAGTATTTCATGAGTGAATCGGCAAGAAATAGTGCTGTCTTCGAAGCATTGAAAATTAAGGCAAGGGAGTCTATAGAGAAGACTGAGGAAGCCAATGAACGATTAATGCGACTGCTTACTACATGTGATTTTCATGTAGGGACACTTGAAGAAGCTATCAAGAATAAGAAGGTAATCTTCTTTAATTACGGAAGAACAGAGAAGAAGCAGAAGAGGGCTTTCAAACTCATTTCTGAGAATAGTGATTTAAATTCAGACTTTTCTGTTTCAAGGAACGACTACTATAATCTTGTGGAAAGTATTCCGAGTGATAGTTATTTCTATTATTTCAGCAATAGCCCTTATCTGAGAAATCTTCATAAGATAGCTATGTGGAATAATTCAAGTGGGGAAAGACGGTCAGCAGGAAGGTTCCTCTATTGCAACAAACCAACTGCACAAAATAATGCAAGCACATCGTATTCTTCATACAGAATCGAATGCAACGAGATTGTACCTCCAGATGACTTGGAGATTACAGACGAAAATAAGTTAAAGATAGAACGAGTAAACTCTTCGTTATTACTTTGTTTACAGAAGAAGTATATCAAGAAGGTGGACCAATGTAGCATCTGTACTTATGCTTTTGTGGTGAAATACGACAAATATACTCTAGGAGGATTTGGCTTTACATTACCTCAGCACAAGGGTTATGATTTATTTCAGTTGACTGACTTCTGTACAAATAATGCTATCCCTAGATTGAGTAAACTCATCCTGTACAGCATTCAGTCTGTTGGTGTTCAAAGATATTTGAGCAGAAGAATGCACAAGCTTTGCGAGAAAGTAATCTCATGCGCTTATACCCATAAGCCTGTGAGTATGAAATATCGAGGTGTGTACAAGAAGGTGAAGGAACACTGTACATCATCTTATCTTGCTTACGAAGGAACACTTGGGATATACCCTACGAATAAGGAAATCATTGACAAATATCAAAAATCGTTGAAGAATGGAAAATGAAGATAGATGGATATATGCAAAAGTTGATATAAACCTCATAGATGAGGTAGAAATCAATGCAAATGAAATGTCTGGAGAAGACTTCGCTCAACTGACAGACAATATTGCTAAATCGGGATTAAGTAGTGTCCCTACCTGCATCAAGAAGGAAAATGGCAGATACATCATGATCAGCGGCAATCATCGTTTGAGAGCCTGTAAGAAATTGCACTATAAAATGCTTGGCATCTTGTATGTAGAAGAGAGCAAGATAACAAATGATGAAGCTATTGCTATTGAATTGTCTCATAACTCCCTACATGGTGAAGCCAATGTTAGCATCTTGAAGAAGTTGTTTGCGTCAATTCAATCTATCGACTTCAAAAAGTTTGCCCATGTGAATATTGACGAGATTAAGCCAATAAGTGCAGAAGGAATAGATGTATATGCCATGCAGGAGAACTTTGTGTTCACCGTCATCCTCTACCCTAGCTCATTTTCTAGTCTGGACACATTGTATGAAGATATTCGTGAACAAGCTCGCAAAAGTGACGTTCTCGTTCTAGCTTCCGAAGAGGATAACGAGAAGACTCTGCTTAAAATCCAACAGGACATAGGTAAGGAGTTTGGCATAAAATCACCAAGCATCACATTTGCCAAATTGCTAGAGTTAGCAAGTGAACGTTTAACTGAAATAAAGGAAGGAGAAAAAGAAAATGATTTGGAGCATAACAAGTAAGAAGGAAATGGAAGAACTGAATACACCTTCAGTTTTCAGATATTACCAAGAAGCACTTGGTAGAGAAAATATCCAATTAGCAGTTGTTGACGAAACAGACAACCTCGACTTCATCAACAAAGAGGATGTCGTATTGCTAAGAACTGCAAGTGAGTTACTCATCAATACAATCCGAAAGAAAGGTGTAAGGACCACGGCAGAAGATTTTAGTAAGTACGAACTTGTAAAGGATAAAGCTAAACTTGCAAGATGGCTTAGGAATAATGGTATTAGAGTACCACATCAGTATCATCAGGTGTTTAACTTGCACGGGAAAACGTATTTCGTAAAGCCCAGATATGGAAGTGATAGTGTTGGTATCTCAGAACAAAACATCTGCCACACCGTTGACGAAGTCAGAGTTCAAGCAAAAAAACTTGATCCGCATGGTAAAGGAAACGCTGTTATAGAAGACTTTATAGATGGAAGAGAATTTACGGTTGTCTGTATAAAAGGCTTTTCTCTCAAAACATTTGTAATGGAGGTAATCTGTACAACAAAAGGCGGCATCCAAACATACGAAAGCAAGAAAAACTATACAGAGGTCGGCTGCAAGGTCTATGGAGATTTAGATGATATGGCTAAGAGAATAGCTTCCGATGTTTTCTCCTGTCTTGAAATACAACATCATGCACGTATTGATATGCGTTGCGATAATAAAGGTAACCTTTACGTGATAGACGTCAATCTCCTTCCTGGTCTCGGACCTATTGGAGATTTAGCACGTTGCTTATTACTGACGGAAAATATGTCTTACATAGATGCTTTGAAAGCAGTCATCGCATCTGCAAGTTAGAAAAATTGATTATGGCGAAGGTAAGAAGAACAGAATTGAAAAAGATTGCAGCTGCTTACGAAAAGAAGGGAGGTAACATGGCAGCTACGGCAGTAGCTTTGGGCATAACACGCCAAGCCTTATATAACTGGAGAAAAGAGGATGAGAAATTAGCCAAGATGTTGGATGATATAGATGAAGGCATTCTTGACTTTACGGAAAGCAAGTTGATAGAAAAGGTTAACGAAGGCAATCTAACAGCAATCATCTTTCTTCTGAAAACCAAGGGGAAGAAGCGTGGTTATGTCGAGCAAGTAGATAACAGATTAGTAGAAAACCCATTCGAGAAGTTAATGAAGGAGCTTCCCGATGATGAAGAATGACAAATGTCAAAACAGAAAGCAATAAGCAAAATGATTGCATGGCGCAATGATTGGTGTCTCTTCGCTAAGGAAGTCTTAAAGGCTCGCCTTGACGAAGAGCAAAAGGCTATATTGCGTTCTGTTCAAAAGAACAAAATGACAACGGTAGCCAGTGGAACTGCAAGGGGAAAAGACTATATCGCTGCCGTGGCTGCTATCTGTTTCCTATATCTCACACCACGTTTCGGTAAAGATGGTAGTTTGGTAAAGAATACCAAGATTGCCCTTACAGCACCAACTGGAAGGCAGGTAACCAATATCATGATACCTGAGATAGCACGTCTATATAAGAGGGCAGGATTCCTGCCTGGTCGTTTATTATCGGATGGTATCAGAACCGATTACGAGGAATGGTATCTGACAGGCTTCAAGTCGGCTGATGATAATACGGAAGCATGGTCTGGATTCCATGCAGTAAACACCATGTTCGTTGTTACCGAAGCATCGGGTATTTCTGATTCTGTATATAATGCAATCGAAGGTAACTTGCAGGGCAACTCTCGATTGCTATTAGTTTTCAACCCAAACGTCACAACTGGTTATGCAGCAAACTCCATGAAGTCTTCCCGATTCAAAAAGTTTAGACTATCATCCCTCGACGCAGAGAACGTAGTCAGCAAGAAAAACATTATTCCAGGACAAGTTGATTATGAATGGGTAGCTGATAAGGTCTCCGCTTGGGCGCAGAAGATTAGAAAGTCTGAGTTTGATGAAGGTCGTGGCGATTTTGTTTGGGAAGGTGGGTATTATACGCCCAATGACCTCTTCCGTGTTAAGGTCCTCGGTATGTTTCCGAAGGTGTCTGAAGATACCCTCATTCCATACGAATGGTGCGAGATTGCCCATAGAAGATGGAAGGAACTTAAAGATAGTGGCTTTATCACCCACAAGCCAATACGCTTAGGTGTCGATGTCGCAGGTATGGGTCGCGATAGGTCTTGCTATATCCCACGACAAGGAAACTATGTTCCAGAAATCAAGTGCCATAATTCGGGCGGTCATGCGGACCACATGGCGGTCGCAGGTCAAGTCGCTCACTACCTAAGTTTGAGTCCTAAGAATAAAGCTTTCATTGATACCATTGGAGAAGGTGCTGGAGTTTATTCAAGGCTCATAGAGCAAAAGTATTTAACTGCATTCTCTTGTAAGTTCTCGGAAGGCGTAAAGAATAAACATGATGTGACAGGCTGTTACTCTTTCGCAAACATGAGAGCTTATCTTTTTTGGTGTATACGTGATTGGCTCAATCCAAAGAATGGATTCTTTGCGGCACTCCCACCCGATGAAGAGTTAGATCAAGAGTTATGTGAAGTACATTGGTTATTCCAATCAGATGGTTCAATCATCATGGAACCAAAAGACGAAATCAAGAAGCGACTAAAACGTTCTCCAGATAAGATGGATGCTCTTGCTAACACCTTCTATCCATACGACTACGATAGAGATAATGATTTACAATTATTAAATAGTATAGTATAAATTTGCAAGATGCAGAAAAGTTTTGTAACTTTGCAGTCTGAAACGTTCTTTTAACGTTTCATTGCTCTTAGTGCACTCCGACCGTGAGGTTAGAGTGCTTTTTTTTATCGTATACCTTTTTGTATATAGTAATTCTAAAAAAGCTATATGCTTTATACAAGCCTCTAAGTATATTATTTTTCATCCATATACTTATACCATTTATTGGAATTAGTTTTATACAGAGGAAAAATAAGATTTCGCTAAGTTATTAAGTATCAATAAGTTAAACAAAGTTAGCAAAAAGTATTTTATGCCTTAACCGTTTGGTCAAAAGTAAAAAAATGACTACCTTTACACCATCAAAAATAAATAATAA